CTAAGCTTGGTGGTATGTACTCTGATGTTTTCCATACCACAAATATCGATTGGGACACTCCCTGTGCGCTTGATGATGATGCTAAGTGGTACGATAAGGCAACGAATACCAACCCATTGGCGGTTGCAATATTGAAGGCTATGGCTAGCGAAATTCCCTACTATCGTGATAATCCACACGAATTTTTAAGGTTCTCACTGATTCTTGAGGGGTACTGCTGTTATGTGGTTATTATCGGCGGGTGCGTCTTTATACGCAATGTTTCCAGTGCCAGTGGTGTTCTAGCAACATCGTTTGTCAACTGTATCAACAGGTTGATTTATGATGTTTTGATGTTTCACTATTGTCGCATGTATCGCTATAAAGACTCCCAGAACCAACAACGGATATTGAGCAATTGGGTCTGGAGGAGCAATGCAGCGGCACCCTTCTTCGGTAATGTATCTGTTATAGTGTATGGCGATGATGATGGTAAAATCATTAATCCGCATTACCATGATCTCTACACAACTGCTGCGATTGCTGCATTCTCCTCTTGGGTAGGCATGGTGTTCACACCCGCTGATAAGGGGGCATTGGAATTTCACATTAAGCCATTGCGTGAGATATCATTCCTCAAAAGGAAACCGTTCCACACGCCGTATGGAGTGTGTGGTCAACTGGAATTGACATCCATAGGCAAGATGCTTGCATTCACTGATACTGATATGCAAGAAGATGATTGGTTTAAGGCTGTCGTCTATAGTGCTTGCCGAGAACTTTCACTTCATCCTCGTGAAAAGTTCGATGAGTATCAGCTCATAGTTAATACAAGTTACGACTATGATGTCTTGCAGCATGACGTTGCCACGTCTAGCGCATATTCACTTGAAGTTCCATGGGTGATCGAGCCCGTGGGATGTACTCCCGATCTTATTTCCCCCTCGGGGGGGGACGCTTCGGCTGCAACAAGTAAGCAGTCATCTAATACTGAGATTAATCATGAGCCATGTGATAGTATAGTAGGCAATTTTATATTGCCTAGTGGCAAGATTTAAATATGCTCAATGGGCAT